GTTGGGCCAGCAACTGTAGATGCCGCTCCCGTTGGTCCTGTTGAACCTGTCGGACCAATAGACCCAGTCGGCCCAGTGGGCCCGACGAGCGTATTATTTGCTATCTTCTGAGCAAGATTATTAATGGCTATAACGCCGTTCTTTTGCGTTGTTAGGATATCATCCAACGTAGCCATTAGAACTTACCATCCTGTTCAAATCTGTATCTCATTGCTCCGAGACGCCAGAATGTTCCAGTTTCATTTAGGTCGCTCTCTATCTTGATAGACATTAAACGGCCTCTAAATCTAGGAGTGATATATTCGGTATTGACCGAAATATTATATGGACCATAGATCCTTGGCGTATCACCCGGATAATCTGTAACATAAAAAGTTAGGTTAACGTGAGCGGTTTGTGCGCCATTATAAAGGCCCCACTTCATATCAGGCCATACTTGATCAACAAAAACCTTATATTCACCGTCTGATATAACAAAATATCCAGTTTTAAATGAGGAATCCATTACTTTTCCATCAGCATCCTGACCTATTTCATGCTGATAAATGTAATAAGTGCCTTGGTCGTCTATCCCCGCGCCAATTGGTGGACCAAGCACAGACTGATTAAGCCAAGCCGTTCTTGATAGTTTGCCAAAGTCCCACTGATTAAGAACAACGTTATATTTTACATATGCATTTACTTCGCCATTGTCAGTTGTGGTCGGATAAAACCACATCATTTCACCAAATCTTGAATTAGGCGCAGCGCGTATTTTGTCTAAATGGTTAGTGTCCAAATCCTGAAATATTACGTCCCAAACTGGACATGTAATAGGCTGGATACCATTTGCTCCAAGCATAAAGAATTGGCTTTGGCTCATCCAATAGATGACATTATTCATTGCGGCAGCTGCTTTACGAGATATAAGCCCGCAACCCGCACCTAATTCATTAAATTGATAAACATATGGCGGACCAGAATACTGCATCGCCCAAACGTTTAAATCTGTCCAAATAAGCCCCTGCTGAGGCCCTTGAAGACCTCCGACAATTTTAGAGCCACGCGGTATTCTATATGAACCAGCTTGGTTCGTAGGGAGTGCAATCCAAGCAGAATAATCATTAACGTCACACCAGCGGACAAGTAAAGGATCTTGGACGCCAGTGAATGTAGAACCCCAAGCAACTATCTGGCGTTGAGGCATTGCGACGAACATGCCATCATTTACGGGTGGAGCTTGAGGAATAATAGATGCCAAAGAGGAACCCGCATTAGGATTCCACTCATAAATACCACCCTTGACTGGACACGAAAGAAAAATTGATCCCCAATTATCCAATGTCCAATCAGTGGATATAATAGGTGAACCTTTTACAGTTGTATTTGTTACTGTTCCAGAAATTGTTTGCGAACCAGTTGTTGTGTTCGCGTAACTTATTTGATTGATAGAAGGAATTGCAGTGACAATATATGTGCCGTTATATCCAAGAGGCGTAACACCGGCTACAGTTACCGTATCTCCTAAATTAAATAAGTTTGTTGATGCGTAAGTAATTGTCGCAGTAGTTCCGTCACCAGAAGCTGCAGTTGTTGTAGAATATGGATTAGGAGGAACAACTCCGTTCCCGTAGCCACCGGCACCATATCCACCTACTCCATACCCAGTCCCGTTAGGAAGAGGAGCAGGAGAGCGATAAATAACAATGTCTGCGTAGCCATTATTGGAAAGAGTTATATTATTAAATACAAAGCAACCCGTTAACCCAGAAGAAATACTTCCAGAAGTCGAATTTGCATATGTAGCGGTCCTAGAGCTTGATCCTATTGTTGTATCAACTACAATAGATGCCGCTGTATTGAAACCAGAATTTGGACAATTAGTAACTGAAATAGTATCGCCAATATTTATATTATATCCAAGTGGTAAGGTAACAGTGGCGTATGAACCGTTACCAGTAAATGACAATGGATTTACATTAGTTGCTGTATTGTTGGAACCAATGCTAAAATTATCTGTAGGATTATTCCCGTTTGCATCACCCAACCCAAGAATCTGATAATTACCACTTAAAGAAACCGTCCCAGAATTAACAGTATCAAGAATAGCAAATGTATCTCCGACCTGATAACCGTGGTTGGGTAAATTAATATAAACAATAGATTGCGTGTTTAAAAAAGTAAAAACAGGCATTGACCCCAATCCGGGGTATGTAGAAACAGTAGAGGCCGCAGGCTGGGGGTTACCAAGGGCGTCTAATGCCGTTAATTGGAAATTATTAACACTTAAATATTGAACAGGATAAACACCAAAGAAAACCAAGCCACCAACACTAATGGGTGTTTTTATATATATTGAGTTGTAACTATTTAAATTTGAATTTGGAATATAAAATATAACATTAGCAGAACCGCTTATTGTTGTTATACCACTTGAATATGTTAGAGATCCACCTGCGCCACTCGCCGTCCCAGCAGTAATTGTAAATTGAATTTGATTGTATGCCGGCACTGCAGTTACAATTTGCGTTCCATTATACAAAGATACGGAATTTCCAGTTATATAAACATAATCACCAACTTTAAAATAATGATACCCGGAAAACGTGACTGTAGCAGTCGTCCCGCTCGTCGATGAAGTTGATACCGTATAGTAATAAGGAGTTTGTGAAGTAGATGATGTTGTATTAATGCCTACATTAAAGAGACTTGTTTCAGGCGTAATTAATGATCTACTGCCATTAGAAATAACAGATAAACCGGCACCATTTATCGAGTTGCCTTCTGCACCAACGCCAAGATAAGTAATTGCATTGGTGTCTTCCCAAGCCCAAAGAGCGCGGACAATTGTTGGAAGTGATGCACTAAAATATTTTACCCAGCCACCAAGCTTTTGGACTAATCCAAGCCCCTGCTTATCAGGCATAAAACGCACAAGCTGTGTATCAGAAATAGCCGCTTCATTAAGGGCAAGCGTTCGGTTCTGATCGACACCCGGCTGAAGCTTGAGCGTGCTATGCGGCATTTATTAACCTCTGGTCGGCGTAGCATTCGTTGAAGCCCCTTGAGAACTCCACGCTGCAGCCTCGAATTTTTTGCGGTTTTCTTCGCTAAGAGCACTTCTCAATAATGCCTGATATTGTGTCTCGTAGGTAACTGGCATTTGAGGGTCATTACCCATCGTCGAACTAAAGTTACGTTGATATGCCGCAATATAAATCATGCTGGCCATAATAAACAAATCCGGCAAGTAAAGACTGATAAATGTTGTTGGATTTGTCGCAGACATGCTTGCTGGACGGTAGGTCCCTACAAGCTCAACAGTGTAATTCTGGTCTGGATATGGACCTACAAGAAAATGATAGTCATCGAACGGACACCAGTATTTAGGGAGTCCAGCGTATAGATAGCTGCCATAAACCGCATCAAGAAATTCTTTGGTTGTTGGCAAAAGAGGGTTTCTGGTCGCCGCGTCCGGGTTTGAGGTGCCGACCGGCGTCAATACGTTAATTTGCTCAGGAACGACAAACGTGCCAGCTGGGACAATAATGTCCCTACTTCCGACCGTTAAGGAATAAGCAGTTGTTGAGATTGACGTGAAAAGGAAGTCTAAGTCACGATACATACGATTTTCGGCGTATGTAATCATTTGTGGGAGAATATTAAGGAAATTAGGGTCTGTCGCATCTACGACAGCCATAGTCGATATCTGAGTTATATAACTTGTTGTCCCAGATACTGAACCGTCGTAACTAAGGCCTGTAGTCATCGTAAACCCCGCAATTTAGGGCGACTTTACCATAAAACGGGGCTAAAATCCTAATTGTCAGATGGGACCCAAACCCAGCCCTGTAAACTGTCCCATTGATAGCTTCCGGCAGCATACTCAATCTTTGGATGAACGACGCCGTCGACCTTTTTTACGCCCTCATTTACATTTTCTTTTACGCCAGTTTCGGCAGCATCAATAGCTTTTCTAATGGCCTGCTTAAACTTTTGCCCGTCAGGGCCATCAAGCATTTCTTTTGCAGCCTTGATGGCGTCATAGCTGTCTTTGGTAACAGTAACTATTGTTCTGGCATTGTCTAAATAAGGGGCAATACCCAAAATTGAGAGGACGGCGTGGCCAATCATTTGTTGGCGTCCTTAGCAACAATAAGGCCCATACCAGCTAATACTCCAACAATGCTATTCACATCGCTGAAGTCTACCTGTCCAGCCTGAACCCACTTGGCAATAACGGCCACAATAGCAGCAACGCCAAGGATTGATGTTTTCCAATTTAGGATAAAAGGTGGGATTGGCATTTTACCCCCTATTAGGCTTTAGAAGAAGGAGTTACTGCTACAATATGAGCAGCCGTTGAGGCAACATCAGCCGCAGCTGACGTGGCAGCTTTTAAGGAGCTGTAGCCCTGAACAACAGCATCTGCTGTCAGGTTTTTATTTTGAACTGCAGTAGCAAAAGAATTTAGGCCGGCCATTGCCGTATTTAATGCCGCCATTTTTACGGAAATAGTAGGGTCTGCTACGCCCACAACGGCATCAACAATAGGAGTTGCTGTGGCAATCGCAGAAGTAAGTTTTGGAATTTCTCCAACTACCCAATTAGCTACTGAAACAATTTCCTTCTCGGCAACAGGGATTTCTGCCCAAACCTTAGAAGCAAATGACACGACGTCTTTTTCTG